GATGGCCCAAGTTTTCGTCAAGCATTACGACCTTGCAGGGGTTGGTGGCGTACCACTCCAGCAAAGGTTCGTAGGTTGAACCGTTGTCCACGATGTAGATGTCCCCAATCCCCTCCCACTTACTCAAGTCCCTGACCATCGCCTTGGGCCATGTCAGCAGGTTGCGGTTGTTGATGATTACGGGGATGCCCATGGTTAGAACTTGTAAACGGCAATAAGGTCGTCGTATCGACCCGATTCGCTAAGGTCTATGGCCTCAAAGATTGAATTGCTCGGTGCTACGGCTGACAGGTTCACGAACCAATCCTTGCTCTGCACATCTTCAATCATTAAGACACCGCCTTGGTTCATCAACGGTGCATACAGGCTGACGACCTGCAACATGGATTCTAAGGTGTGCGGGCCATCGTCAAGCAGGAAGTCAATGCCGTTCTTAAAATAGTCCCTTGCGACTTGCACGGATTCGGGGGTGTAGGCCGATGCGATGTGAAGCCTTGAACGAGTCCAGTCAATGTGCTTGTCAGCCTTTGGCTTGACTTGGTTGGCAATATCGTAGAACAGGAACTTGGCCTTGGGTAGATACTTGCACCACATAGCCATAGACCCTCCGTGCCACACGCCTATCTCCACGAAGTTGATGTGGTCGGCTCGCATTTCAGCCAAGTACTTGGCATAGGTGCTTGTGTAGTTGTGGCCGTTGGCCTTGTCGGTTCCTCCGTCCCAGTCAGCACCATTGAGGTCTAACTCGTCGAGGATGGCGATCAGTTCTTTGTCTTTCATGGTTAAAATGTGATTACAAACTTTTCGGGACCCGGCCATCCGGGGTTGGTATCGTGGACCTTCGTGTCAGGCTTCTTGCCAATCCAATGCTCTGCCTGCCAACGGTGGTCCCGTACAGGTTCGCCCAGTTCCTTGATGTGGGACGACTTGGCCCACCAATAGGTTCCCCCAAAGTAGGGGTAGCCGTCGGGGTTGTTGTGGTCAGCCATGTGGGGAAACTGCTCCTTGGTAATCCAATGACATCCCACCGCATCCACGCCTTCGAGCAGTTGCATGGACCGCTCCCATGCGACCACGTTGAAGAAGGTCATGCTGCGATTCCACAACTGGTTTATCAATGATGGGTCGCTTGCCCCCTTCGTGTGAGCGTACAGGTACACGGCTTCCTCTTCCTGACTTGCCCGGTACATCTCGGTCAGCGTCGCCTGCTCCCAAGCGTTGGTCCGGGTTACCACGACTTTGACCTTATCGGCCACCATCGAGTTCTCCAGCACCTCCTTGACCGCCTTGCGTTGTTCGGGTGGCCCGACGATGCCGACCCTTATCTCATCCAAGACCCCGATGAGGCCATAGTTGCAAACCGCCATCATGTGCTGGTTGAGGATTAACTGCCAATTCCCTCCGCAATAAATGTGATAGTAGTGGACGACTTTCATAAGGTCCAAAGGAGGGTCAGTAAAGTGAGGATAAAGAAAACGGCTGCAACCGCTTTGCCGATTTCGATGATTAGGTCGATGATGCGTTCGGTGTTCATAGGGCAAAGTTAAATGGCACGATATGCTTTATCAAAATACTCATCTCTATTACAAAAACCTGTTCTGTGGGCGTTTATCCCATCACCGTAAGCATCTTTTAATTGCTCTTTTTCAATTTTTTTGGCGTGATTAAGTTTAGCCATAAATTCCAATGCTATACCTAATGGAATATGTTTACTGATATTTGGCATATTCTGCTCTAACCATTCTAATGCTGTTTGTTTCATGCCTCAAAGTTAAACCACAACATACTTCCCTGAGTTGCTTACTCTTAACTTGTTGAGTGCCACATACCGCATCGCATCGCAGGCGTGGTTGAACGAGTCAATCGGGACCCCTGTGTTCTTGCCCTCTTTGTCGGTGGCCCAAGTGTAGGACCGCAATTCCTTGATGAGGTTGGTCGAGTCCTTGGTAACCTGCAACTTGTAGCGTTTCAAGATGTCAATCCCGTTCCTGACCGAGTCGGGGCCTTTCTCCGCTGGCTTGATGTTAAAGCCAAGACGGTAGATTTCCTCGATGCTCTTGGGTTCTGCTGAATCCGCCACGATTTCCCAAGCCCTTGTGATGCCCAAGGTCCGCAACTTGTCTGCGATGTCTTGGTTGGTAAGGCCCGTAGCGTAGAGCAGTTCCTGAATCAGCAGGCAGTCCCCTTGGCGGTAGATTGCTACGAGTGCGGTTGGGTCGTTGCTAAAGCCCCAGTCAAGCCCAAGGGCGACGAATTTCGCACGGCTGACATCTATACCCTCCACGACCTCGAAGTCCTCGTATATCGCACCCTGAAGCGTCCCGACTTGACCAAGGCCGTAGACCTTCCACCAGTTCGCCCAATACGCAGACGTTTCGGCTTTGGTGCGGTTCAGTTCGATGTCCCGCTTGATGGTATCAGGCAGGGCCTCGTTGTCGTTGTAGGTAAGGATGACCAGTTCTGCATCCTGTTCGGGCAGGACCTCCGTATGCGCCCAAAACTCATGCGTCGGGTTGAAGTCGATGTAGATGGCCTCGCTGGTACGGATTGCCAACTGGTAGTAGGACTCGAAGTCGATGTTGTTCGCCTCGTTGATGTAAACGACCTGCCTCCTTGCACCTCGCAGCCTTGCCTCGGAGTCAGCAGAGAAAAACTCGATGACCGAGCCGTTAGCGAAGTTGTAGGTCAGGAGGGTCTTGTTCCATCGGTCTGCGACCCATCGGCCCGTCCATTGCATGACCTTGGCAAAGTCCTTGATTGCACCCCTCCGTAGGTGAGGGATGGATTCGGACACGACCGATATCTCGGTCTTGTTCTTGGCTGCGATGTCGATGAGGACCGCAAGGATGGCGAGGGTTTTCCCCGCACTTGTTCCGCCTTGGATGACCTTCTTCCGGGCCGTCATCCGACGGATTCGGCTGATAGCGGTCGTGTACTTAAAGTCCATCCCCAAACAGGGGTTGCTCGATGTGGACGGTGTTCTCTTGGCGTTCCACAAGGTTGTTGAGGCGTTGAGTGATGGATGGGTTGTACTGACCAACCATGCCCCCCTCAATTTGGTCTTGACGGATGGTTCGCCTTATACGCGAGCAGATGGCTACATAGTCGTCATATCGCTTGTCCCTGTTTGTAAAATAGGCGCCAAGGTCCTCAATTATATCTGCATCCGCACACCAGTTCTCAAAGCCTTCCAAGGTCAACGGACGCTCCAAGGGTTCCCATTGGGGAATAGCATCCTTGCCGGGGAATACCGTCTTGAGCCTTGGGTTGCTCTTGACCCCTGCCCGGTATGCTTCAAAGTACTCCCACATCTTTTCAGGAGTTTCAATATACTTGCCGTTGCCCTTGCTGGTTCCCATCAGTATTCGATTTTGTCTATGAGTTCGTCAATCTTGTCCACTATCTTCATCTTCACGGCAAACGCATTCGGTGAGTTCGAATCGTCCACCGCTCCGATGCAGTCGCACAGGGTGGTTATCACCATCATGAGCGAGTCCATCCGAGCCTGCACTTGGGCTTCGTCATCCTTCGCCTTCGAGTTCCCCAAGTTCTCGGAGTTTATTTCTTGACCATGAGAGAGCCGACTTACCGCCCCACAGGAGGTAACTGATGTAACCGCAGTCCGATGTATCGTCTGCATTGTCGTAGTAGGTTTCTGCCCGGGACAGGTAGGAGTGCATCCGCTTGATGGTTTCAAGGGAAATTGCTTCCCCGCTGGCTAACTGCTGCGCCCTGACCTTGCCCGTCTGCGTCGCACACTTGTTCCCGTTCCGCTCGTTCAGTTCAATCCCTCGCTTGGCATTGGCCCGAATCTCTTGGCCGTAGTCCGAATAAGACTCGAATTGCTGCCTTTTGTGATTCTCCCACGTTGAGCCGCAAACGGCAAGCCGTTGAGCCGTATCCGGGAACTCCGCATTGGTTTGGTTGTTGCTCATGCAGCGACCGATGAAGCCTTCTCTTGACTCGTTATTGTTCGGGATTGGTAGGGGCATTTAGGGGGTAGGTTATGGTGTTTTGGTTGACTTCGAGGAACAAGTCCGCTTGTAGGTAAATGTATTGGAGGGCCGATTTTACGCAGTCAGCGCACCACCAATTCGTAGGCGGTCGTCCGTGAGCGGTCAAGATGGCTTGCAGTTCACCAACCGCATCGGGTGGCAGTCGCATGGTCAGGGAAGCGATGTACTGGTCCCAGTACTTGCGATGCTTTTGGGCCACGATGAACTGGTCGGCTGTCATTTGAAGGTCCATTCCCGAATGATTATTGCGGTGGCAGATGAGGCAAGACCGAGGATAGGGGCCAAGTACCATTGGCAGGTCGGCAGGGTCAGCAAGACCCCAAGCCAAAATCCAAAGCAGGTCATGCAGGAAAACGGCTTCCGCTTGGCGAATGGCAAAGCATAGAACCATCCCGGCAGCACCCGGAACTCCACGACCGCAAGGGTAGCGAGTGCACTAATCAGGATTGGAAAAACCAGTATATCCATTTGCTTCGATTGCGGTTTTGATTTTGGCCTTGGCCTGTTCGATGGAGTAGATTATTGACCTGTACGGGATGCCCGTTTCACGGGACATGGCCTTCATGTTGCCTGTCTGCATGAGCAGGTTCAGCAGTTCTTTGTCGTACGGGAACGCTCCGTCCTTGGCCCAAGAGTCCATTTCTTGCTGGGCAATAGCCCAAAGGTCATCGAGCAGGGAGTCGTAGTCCTTGCCCAGTTCTTGGGTTTCGGGATCCACTTCGACCCTCTCGTCGTGATGGCGGTACTTCTTGGCGAATTGGTTGTTGTTCCCTCGATACAGGTTCATAATGAGCCGAACGATGTAAAAACGCAGGTAGCCTTGGACCTGCATCTTGGTAATCTTGTCGGGGTCTTTTTCGAGCAGAATCAGGACGACCTCTTGCTCGAGGTCCTTCCAAAGCGGATTGCCCCCCGTAATGGTGAGGCAAGCCTTGCGGATTTCTCCGCTGCGATAAAGGTCAAGGATGATGCTCTCTGCGTTCACTCACGCAAAGATGGAGGGGCTTCTCGCTAATGTTGCAAAAAATCCCGTGTCCTGTTAAGAACCTGTGTACGCAGAAACTTGATGTCCGGCCTTGCTCTCATGTTTTTGGCAAGGATTTCGAGGTTATGCATGACCGTTGCGTGGTTCCTCTTAATGATTCGCCCGATTTGGCAGTAGGTGTAGAGGTATTCCGAGTAGGCGATGTCTGCGAAGATTGACCGAGCAAGGACCAGTTCTTGGGTCTTGACTTCGCTCAAGATGTCGTCCGGGCTGACTCCGACAACCTCTGCGGTATATCCGAGTATGGTTCGTGAGATTAGGTCCATGCTGGGTCTTTTATGTTTAAGGATTTATGGTTTTGTCTATAATTTGATTCGGAATATCAAACCAACCATAATCGTCCATTATGCTTAAAAAATACCAGCCAATAATAGTAATGATTAAGGCTATGGTAATTACAAACCATAAAAGGTATAACACAAAAGCCGTTATAAATAAGATTATTTGGTTCATTTTGTTTGGGCTAAAGCGGGTTTGGGGGTAGAGGCATCCAATGGCTTACTTCGGTTAGGAACCAAGATTGGTGTTCGTAGGACCAAAGGTGGCGGTTCTCAAGCCAGCCCATAAATTGATTCATGTCCGTTGTGAAAATCAGGACGGGTTCACCAAGTTCCGGCATACGCTCGGAGCATTTAATCCATTCCATGACTAAGCGTTTTTGGCTTGAAGGATGCGACCGAGCAGGGTCCAGTTGACGGACCAAGGCTTGATGGTTTCGGATTTGTCGGGTCGGTTGCAGTTGACGCAAGCCTTGCGGATGTGAATCTGCCAGCGTCGGAAATCGATAGGTGTGGTTTTCATGGGGTTGGGGTTTGGTTGGTAAGGTTATAGGCTGACGCTGGTCGAGGTTTGGTAAGACCAGAGGCTGACGATTTGTTCACGAATGAGCGAGTTAGCGGCAACCCTAAAAAGACTGCCAGACAATTTTACCATCCTTCCAAAATCCATAATCAAAATCTGTTATATCTTGGTCTTGATTAAAGATGAACATTTTAAAAGTCCTGTCTTTTTCCATTATTATCTGTTTGGCAAATGCGTAAAATTCAATTGTCAAACTTTCTTGATGCGGAGCAGAACTAACATCGGCAAACATTCTTTTACCGTTTGTACTTACTCTTAATCTTTCTTCACTTGGGATGTGTATTTCCATTTTTTTATTGTTTAAATTGTTAATTAATCATTCATTGTATCCGATTGCGTATAGTTTGAAAAAGTTGATACCTCCCACACGAATCGGTCAGGGTCTTGACTTGAGGTCCAAATCCGTTGGAGCGAGATAGGACATATTCGCAGGCATCCCCCTTGGCTCGTACCTCAATCACCTTCCAAGGGCGGTCGTTGGTGCAAGCGGTCAGCAGGAGCAGCAGTAGCAGTCGGGCCATGGAACAAATCTACACAATTATTCCACACTTGCGACCACTCGCTGAAAATCCTCAACGCTTCGGATGACCTCGTATCGGTAGCCTGCCTCCTGAACAACTGACTGCCACCACTTCTGCGAGAGGGACTGCTTTCCTTTTTCGGCTTTGAACTCCAGCATCACCGCACCGGTTGGCGAGAGCCATATCATGTCGCTGACCCCTGCGACCACACCCATGGCCTTCATCACGCTGCCGGCATAGGCATTCGGTGCGTTGTTGTTGACCGTGAACAATCGGCCACGCTGGTCGGGAAAGTTGTTCCAGTGCCACTGGAAGCATTCGGCTTGGAGTTTAAATTCTTGCATGAAATTACTTTAGGATTGGAAAACGGTCTTTATTGTGGAAGGCCCAGCCTGGCCTCCATCCCATATAGCGGATGAACTCCAATGCTTCGGCTTTGCTCTTGCATTGATTGTGCAGCACCCAAAACGGGCTGATGACCTTGGCCTTTGCCAATTGAGCCTTTTGGTACATCGTGCTTTGCTTTGCCATCTCCATGCCTTGGGCCTTGGTCAGCATCTGCAAACTTACGACTTCCCCTGGAGGCTTTGGCTTTCGCTCGTATTCAAACCCGCAATGCTTGCACTCCATGGCAGCCACCGGGATAATGGCCTCGCAATTCTTGCAGTTCTTCACGCCTCCAACGCCAGCGGATTCCCGTTTGCGTTTCTTCTTCAAGGACCATTCCCGATTGGTTTCCCAAAAGCCATGGGTCTGCACGTTGTTCCCGAAGTCCAACACCGTGAACCGTGTCTTGGTTGGCGTTACCCTGGAGCCTCGGCCAACCATCTGCATGAACAGGGGTAGGCTCGCAGTCGCCCGGTAGAGGATGACGACCTCGATGCTTGGTTCATCAAAGCCCGTGGTCATCA